CAGCGGCGGCCTTTACACCATTTACCGCAGAGGCAGCAACGGATGAGGTGATCGCGAGTGCCGGTGCAATGAGTGAGCCGACAGTTGTTTGTGCACTGGAAAGTGTAAAGATGACAAACATTGCAAAGACAATTACAAGAATTAAGAGAGGTGTAAAAATATACGACCAAAAGCGGACCATTGAGTACGCCATCCTGTGGAGTATGACGATTTGAATCTGACACTTCAATAGGATGGTCGGGGTCAGAAAAACCAGACGACTCAAAAAAGTGAGTTCAGATCACTATAGACCGGGACCCTGTCAATGTCGGCCCCGTGTCGGAAAAAAGCGTCCGGCTCATGGATGTATCCCTGCGTCCGAATTACAAAAAATCGCCTCAAAAGTCTTGGGTTCACAGACGACACTTCGGACTCAGATTGGAGGTGTGAGTGCGGTTGCACTTCGGAAAGAACTTGAGCAAAAGGTCGGTGTAGGCCCGATTCAAGAATACTCCTTTGTACAGGCACTGCCTATTGAGGAGTCTGAGAAGCAGCGCCTTCAGAAAGCCTATTTACGCCCTCCTCAACCTGAAGCGTGGCGTACCGACCCTGATAAGTGGCTCGATAGCACAAACATTGAGAATGTCATGAAGCAGTACGAAGAAGATATAGCCGACTTTAAGTTCCTCGGTCCCTATCCCATTGATTTTGCAGCACCCGATCCGTACAATAAGACCAAGACCAAGTGCCTCATTAGTGAAATGTGCAGTCTCGATATGGCAGGATTAAAAGCCGCTGGAAAGTCAAAAGTCGGTATTATCTATAACCTCGACCCTCACAATAAAGGAGGAAGCCACTGGGTTGGGAACTATGTTGATTTGAAGAAGAAGGTGTGCTATTATTTTGACTCATACGGCATGGAAGTTCCTGGCCAAATTGAAAAATTCATGCAGTGGCTCACACTACAGGACCCTGCAATGAAACTCGCCTACAATGCTCGTCGTTTCCAGATGAAGGATTCTGAATGTGGAATGTACAGCATGTATTTTATTATTCGAATGCTGATGGGAGAGGAGTTCCGTCCTTTCTGTCGTCGGGCACCTCGCGATGGCGAAATGTTGATGCTTCGATCATGGTTGTTTAGCACGTGAGTTCAGACCAGCCGACGATAAATCGTAGAGTGATGTAGATGTCGGCTATAAAGGAACAGTTTTTCAGCGAACGCAATGAGCAAATGTTGGACAGATTACTGTACGACCACGTTCAACGTCGCAGCGGTGCAACACTTGATGATCGCCAGAAACAGAGACTTGTGAAGACTGTAAAGCATTATATGGGTGAAGTGTACCGTGTAAATTCGAGTCAGAACATACAGTATCTGAACAAGGAGACACTCGCCGCTGTACTTCCCGACTACACGGCCTATCTCGATAGAGGACGTGAAGTCGAAATGAGCGAGAAGACAGAGGTTGAGATTGTCACCAGTTCAGATCCTCTACGCCAGGACGTTGGAACACGCTTCGCTCTCATGCAGGATTCACGCAATACTGCAAAGGCGGCCCCTACTGCTCCGCCCGACTTTCGCATTCCGCTTGAAGAGGATAATAACTCCTCTGCAGCGAGTCTATTTGAGCAGGCCAAGAAGCAGCGTGAGGCGGAGGCTGCACGCACAGCACTCGCTGTTCAGGAGCAGATTCGCCCTCGTGAAGCCGGTGCAGTGGCCAAGCCGAGGGTGCTCGAAAATGAGATTACAACTATGACAGTGCCTCCGGATATGCGTGCCCTCTTTGGTATGCAATCAGTGGGTCGTTCACCGTATACTGCTGACCAGAGTTCTCTCGCACAGGCAAATCCGACAATTGCGGTTCCAACAGTGCGGGCAGATAGACCTGTGCTCCCCCAGGACTTCCTGCAAAAGGAGGAGGATGTACTCAACTACAAAGAAAATGAGTACAATCTCTTCTGCTACAGTGCGGATCGTGATTGGACAGTCAATACAGGTGAGAGCCGCTACAACTTCAGTGTCCTCTTCAATCCTGGAAATGTGACAACAAATAATGGTGTGCGTGCAAATACATCGACGCAAGTGAAGTTCCGTAATATTGTACGTATTGAACTGGTGAAGGCGCTTGTACCTGTAGAGGGTATTGATGTACTGATTGATAGAGGTGCTACGAGTGGACCTGCTTATTATAATCAGACAATTGTCAATACGAATGTTCTGTCTTTTCCGTATTTGATGGTGCGTGTTCCTGAACTTGATACAAACAGCATCGGTACAAATCAGAATATTGACAGTGCATTCGGACTCATTCAGTATGATGCAAACTGGATTACTGACAATACAAATGTAGTTCAGCGTGGCGGATTCCTCGGCATGATTCCAAAGTTCATGAAGTGTCAGAAGACCTATTATCCTACACCACTTGCTACTCTTCAGAAACTCTCCATTCAACTTCAACGGCCCGATGGTTCACTTGTGAGCCCGCTCCTCGATACGCTTGATATTTCTGGGTTTGTACTCTCAAATAGTATTGCAACAATCACTCCACCTACAGTCTACCCTATTCCGAATACGGGAACGGTCTATGCCAAGAATGCAGCGGCTGCTGGACTCAGTCAATATATCTGGATTCAAACGAATACCTGGTTCAACACATTTATGTTTAATCAGGGAGATCGTATTCAACTGAAGAATCTAGCCTTCACATCTACATTTACTGGAAATCCCGCAGTCGCACAGGATTTTATAAGTTATCTCACTCGAACTGAAGGACATCTTCTAGTGAATATTGGATACTACAGTGGTAGTGCTTATATCACAGGTACAAACTCAGTAGGCTATGCAAACTATATCATTATAGATGCTCGATACAATGATCCTACAAAGGGATATACCAGTGTGTCACCATTTGGTGGCGTTGCAACTGACACCTTTGCTGGAACTCTATTGTCTGGGGCCATTCCTGCAAATAACATAATCCAGTCAGGTCGCCTAATTAATCTCAGCCACCAGACACAGTTTGTCTTCCGTGTAATCACACGTGATATGGATGCGGCAACTCGTCTACGTCCCGATAATCTCAACTAATGAGTAGAGATGGACCCGGGTCTACTTGTACTAGGTGCCTGTGCTGTAGGCGCAACAGCGCTTTTGCGCGTCTTTAAAAAACAATCCGAGGGATTTGATGTCCCGCAAGTGGGAAACTATCCTATCACCGCGACCCAGGGGCAGCAGATGTACAATCCTCTGTCGCTTGCAGCGGATCCTCGTATAACTGCACCTGCAATTGCAAATATGCCGGCTGATCAACAAGCTTCATATGTAGGCGCGGTGAATGCTGCACTTACACCCACGGCGACGGATACATCTGTGCCTGGAAGAATTGCCATGGTGCCTGGAACGAATACTACACCTGTCTATGTGCCTGATAGCAGTTCAATTATTGTAAAGGCGGCCTTCTGCGAGAACATGGCGATGACTGCAAATCCGTTTGGAAATGCACAATTTAAGGAACACTGTGGGGTCTGTCTATCGTCGGGTACCACAAATGCAGGCAAAGCCTTTACGGGTCCAAAGGGACTCTATATTGATCCCGCTGCCAAGGCTGCAGCAATTAGCGTAGTCGCGGACTCACCCGTTCCGTATACAAATACAAAGCCGACGCTGGGTACATGTACTGGAGCGACTGGAGGTGTCGGTTCAACCTATTCATTTGCGCTCACAAACAATGAACTTCAAGACTTCATGAATCGTGTCACATGCCAACACAATAAGAATCTGGATGGAACCTGTGCCGTCTGCTTGGAGGATGGTTCCTATACATATGTGGGCGATACCAAATCAAATCCCTTAAAAACAGTTACGTTCTTTGTCGCCGGTACTGGAACTCTGAATGTAACTCTCGCAGGCAAGGTAATTAAATTCGCAGATTCAAAGACGACCCTTGTACTCTCAAAAACCCCTGTCTCGTTTAAGGCGAAACTTGCAGAAGATTCCTTCCTAAATTTTGTAGTTGAAGGGCCCGACGAGGAGACCTCTGCCGAACTGTATGGTGTTCTCGAAGCTCCGTTAACAGGCGGTGGTGTCTTTCAATTATCACTCGATAAAATCCTTTTGACGGATGATATTCTTTCAGGTAAGCCGCGTCGCGGTACAGATTATCCTAGACTGACAACGCCAAATGGCACGGTCAATTGTATCAATCTGATGTCTGGATACTCAAAATCATCTATGAGTCTCTCAGGAAGCCTCCCCTTCTTTTTTACGGAAAAGTTTCCGTTCAGTAGCATCGACTGTACAAAGAGTGTTTTACAGACGAAGGCCTCTTCTGCGAGTATTTATGGAGGGGACCCGTGCTACAAGCCTGCAGGACAAGGTCCTGGTACATGGTCAACTGCATGCCTCCAGAATCGTATCGTCAATAGTGGTTGTACAACTGCAGGTACTCTCTACAAGGACCCATCTAGCCTACAGGGCCTTGATATGAATGGAATTATTAAGCAACTCGATACACTCAATCAAAATCAATACTCGGATGCAGATTCATCCCTCAAGTGTAATGGAACTAATATCAGCACACCGTGTGATGCGTACTTGAATTTCAATGTAAATTATACACCGAATATCTCAGCACAGTGCATTAACTATCTGTATTACAACCAAGGTGCGGCAAATCAGAACATTGGACCTACATACAGTGGGCCGATTGGCACCTATTACAGTCTTGATGCAAAGGGAGATAAGATCTACTGCCTTCCTGGAGCAGGCTATGACCCGCTGAAGAATCCGAATATCGTCAAACAACTTCAGCGTGAGTCTCGCACGGGAGCGGGCACGGGTCGCATCGGCATTCCGTATGTACAAAACTTTTTCAATCAAGCCTTTCAGCGTGCTACGAATACTGGGCTCAATGCGAATCTCCCGGATGCGCAAGGTGGTCGTGCCGATAGTGTAGGGCGATGCTTTGCGAACCTTGCCGCAATTCCCGCCAGTATTACACCTGCCGCCGATTTACCAAATGCGCGCTATGTGCGCTTGAGCAATCCATATGAATGCCTGCAGATTTCTCAGATTGCCTGTTATGACAATACTGGTGCCAACCAGTGTTTTGGAAAGCCTACGAGTTATTCAAATACGTATAGGTGGGGTGGTTCAGCAAACTATGCAGTGGATGGCACTATGGCGAGCCGTTCCTATCCGCAGATTTTCCACTCAGCATGCACAGGAAATGATTGGTTCATGGTGGATATGAGCGCAGTCTACCCGATTAAGAAGATTGTCTACTACAATCGTGCTGACTGCTGCAGACATCGTGCAAGTGGCATGGTTGTAGAACTTCTTGATGCGAGCAAACAGGTTGTCTGGAGTGGTAAATTAGCAGGTAATCAAGCCTCAGAATCATTATTAACTTTTGCAAAACCGTTTAATATTTAAAAATCTCTTTAGTACGCCAGTGCGCACTGACATAAATAAAGAGATAGTGTAGAAAGGGATGTTTGCCCGGTTGTCCCAATACAGTGGCCGCAAAGAAGGGTTTGAGGGTGCAACGGCAACTCAGACACCACAGCAGATGCTAAATACAAATAGCGCAAACTATGCTTCCGCCATTCCGAACATGGTCATTGCCACGACACAGAACAACTACTCGTATCCGAACACAGGATATCAAACCCAGCAGAATCAGGCGAGTAATGCAGAGTTACAAGGGGCACTTGCAAATATCGGAACTGTTGAAAATATAGGAATAAGTGGTCGTAATGCACCTATTCCGTACATTGGAGGTGTACTGACAGGTGTATCTGACCCTGTTGGAGCAAATCTTGCCCAGTGCCGTACATTCCAGGGACTTGGTGGTCTCTCCAATCTACAGGCAGCACAACCTGCAACTCCTGTTGGAAATGCCTGCGGATGGAGATATCAGGCGGGTACAGGTCCTATTCCGCAGGTTGCACAGGGTGCCTATGGAAATGAAGGTGGTCCTCTTGATACGGCAAATCCTCCCACAGATTCCACTGGGAATGGTGTGAAGTACTTCAGGGACCTCAAGACGGCTGAGAAGCAGATGGTGACAGATATCTGTAAATCGGCACAGAGTTGTCAAGATATGTCTCAGATTCCTGTGAGCGCTGTAGGTGATTTCAAGAATGTCTGCGGATACTGCAAAACAAGCCAAAAAATCATACCGATTTCAATGGTTGGAGGTAAGGCGCAGCCGCGCTATACAGATGTCGACAAACAGTGTGCGACTGCAGATATTATCACTGTAGCAAACGCTGCTCAGTGTCCTGCACCTCCTCCTGGGCAGCCGCAGCCGCAGTATTGGAAGTGCTTCAATAGTCCTCTAGATCGTGATTGCGTAACGATGACTGCACAGTGGGCGGGCTGCGCTGGCGGAACAATTACAAATGCTCTGAGTGCAGGTACAAATCCTGGAGATTTTGCCGACCAACTTCGTCAGAAGAAGTCATTCCAGACCTATCAGAGCCTGGCAAATCC